TGCCGGTGTTAGCGCAGATACAAATATCATGCCGTCAGATATGTATAGCCAGCTTGGATATTCTTTTTCAGAGCCCGTACCAGCCGAAGGACGATATGCGGTACTCTTCTGAGTGAATGAGGTTCCGCCGTTTGTCGAATACATATATCGTTTTTGATCTCCACCTAAACCGAAAGCAATAATAGTAGATCCTCCAGCACATATACTGTTGTACTGCCCCTGAACAGTGCTGATAATCTGCCAAGAATTGTAGTCGGTAGGGGTCACTGTACGCGCCAATTTGTAGGCGCTAGTGTTTTCGGATGTTCCCTTTGCACCGTAGAAATAGCCATCATCCTCATTGTATACGATACTCGCTACGGTATTAAATATGTACTTACTGCCGGTGTAGATTGCTCCGAAATCTGCGACTGGCCAATCGCTTGTCGCTAGTAGATTGTTCGAGTATTTCAGTTCAGGTCGAGCCCCACCGACTATATAATACGTAGAGCCGTCGGAAAGAATATCGTCTTTCAGGTTACGTAATGCCTCGTTCGAAGCATACGATCCTACAGCTGCAGTCATTGTCCAAGGCCCCTCTGGCTGATTTGCATAAGCAACGAACACAGTGTATCCGCCTGACGACAGTAATCTTGTAGCGAGACAGACATATTTTTGCTCGTAGTAATGTACGAGGCCTAACTTTAACACGTTGTTCGGAGCTTGCGCTGCATGCCATGTGACCATGTTGTCAGTAGAATACCAGAAATTCACCTGACCAAAACTTACGTTCTGCTTATACTGTATTCTTGAGCGGAACCACACGCCATTGGCGTAAGATATCACGTCGCCGTCTGTGCTGTCGTTGGTGCTAGAATTAACTACCTGCGTTTCCCAGTTGCCCTGACTTGCGGTCGTACGGAGAATGCTGTACAGCTCAGGATAGTCAGCCTGCGAGATGTACCTTCCGTCGCAGGGCAACCACGAAGTTGGCAGGTCAGTTCTAGATGACAGCTCAATATCGCCTACACGTGCTGTGCCTTCTGTGAGCTTACTCAGAGCATCGTTGACAGTAGGATCAGTTGGTTTGGTTGCACCACGCCAAATTTTAGCTGCGGTCGCATCGGATAGCAGATTAGCTTTGTTGAGTGGTGTACCTTCTACGGTAGGCGCGTCCTCACGTTTCATATACTCGTAACGAAGCAGTTGACCTGCTTCATCATATATGCCATATCGGATAGCGCCATTGTCTAAAATTTGAGTGGGTTGACGATCTTTCATATTAAGCCTCCTACACAGCACTCTGCTGCGTTCGTGTACTTAAATGCTGCTTTTACATTCTTTATAAGCTGGTCGCACACCTGCAGTATTCGCTCAATGTCGTTAGCCTGTTGCCAAGTCAACTTACTAATTGCAGGAGCATTAGCTGTACCTTCAGGCACTACCAAAGCATTGCGTACGCTGGAAATCTGTTGAGCATACTGTTGAGTCTGAGTTAATGTTGGAATGTCGGTATACACCCAATTAGTCTTTGCAGTCCAATTAAGCATGGCGCCGCAGTCATATACCAACATTTGCTTAAGGTAGTTGAGAGCTGTTCCGACTCGATTCATATCAGAAGCATTGTATGCACCTTTTGAATCCAGCAACCAAGCTTCCTGCTCAGCGGTGCTCATCGCTGCGAAGTCTTTAGCCATCAACGCTTTAAGTTTGATTACATCGGTCGCAGTTCGATCTGTAATTAACGTATCAATAATACTCACGAGTTATGCACCTCCAGTGTACCCTCAAAGCCACCGTTGAAGCTCAGCTTAGTCTTCACCACATCTCCAACGAAGTCACCGTACAATGAAGACACGTTAATCTGATCGGTAACTTCAATATCCGGGTATCCTAGATACGGAATAGTTGTGGTGGTTCTCTTAAGGTAGTAATTTTTTGTCGCCGCAGCAACAGCTTGTAGAGTGTTCATCTCAGTAATCAGAGCGTTGTCAACTGACACTTCAAGACCATCTGTAATGTTGGGATCGTTGTAAGTCTCAAACCATGTAGTAGAGTCCTCGATTACTGTACCGGTAATCTCAATGGAGACATCTGTTTCAGCTGCTGGCGCTTGGATAACCAGAATGCCAGCACGAGCATAGAATGTGCTAGATTTCACTGTTGCGCCTTCAATCGATACAGATGGATTCTGAACAATGTTACCGCTGTCGAACTCAATCTGCAACGTTACTGTGCCCTGCAGCGAACCATCAAAAGAGTAGACAACCTCAGATTGGTCTTTCGCAGCAAACGTATGCAGTCCGACCTTGATACTCTTCAACCGATCTGCTACTGCATACGAGGGATCACCAAGCTGTTGATTCTGACTAATGGTGTATGGACTTTCCGCATCTGGCTTATGAATTCTGACGTAGCCATTGGTAACGTTGACATCGAGGCAGCACCCAGTTGCATTCGCAATAAGCTGCATCAACGCCTTCTCCGTGTCCAACGGTAGAGGTGCTCGAGTCTTCAACGTAGCTAGTGTCTCATCAAGCTCCCAAGGTTGCTCAGACGCACCCTCCTTGATAACACTGCTATTACTCATAAGCGCATTTGCAACCTGTTGAAAGGTTGAGGCAATGCCAGTATACAGCCCGTAGATGTACTTTCGAGACATGAATTGCAGTCTATTGATTGCTGTTAGCCGAACAACTCGCTCATCGGCAGGTACGGACCATTTGCTGAGATACATTGGCCATTCGTCTAGCCATTCAACAATGCCGTACGACGTCTCGAAGCCCCACTTGACCTTTAACTGCTGTTGACGAGCTAAGAGAGCTGCAACGCCAGTTTTCAACGTAGGATCGAATTCTCGATCGTAGTTGGTCGCAACTAATGAGCATTGTTGAGAAGGAAGATCGCTGCTCAACAGGTTAGCAGACGCCTCATAGTCCATGCTCTGGATACGGTCGTTATAGAACTCAATTAGCTTGCCGAATAGCACAAACTCCACTCTAGCTCGCCAGTGAGGCTTGCTCCAGCCATGAAATGTTACTTTGATGATTCGCACACTAGACATGCTCAACTCGTAGAAACCATCAGAAGCTGGCGGATCTGTAACGTGCTTGGTTGCGACTAACTCGTTAGAGTTATTATACCCCTCGAATGTGAAATCTGTTGCCCAGGAGGAGGTCTGCCGATCCCAGCGAATGTACAGTCCAAACAAGTCGTATGCCTGATCGAAGGTGAACTGAAATACCGTAGCAGTGCTATCCTCAACAGGCCCCTTAGACCACCAACCCATTCTGTTGAGAGTGGGATTCTGGTCGTTAACTGGAATAGCACTGCCATCCAGGCACCACCTATTATGCTCTAAAGAGAGCACGGGCACTTCAGGTACCTTCTGACGTTCGATAACGTCTGATGCTCGTGTCCACGGGCATGATGTAACCGACGATACGGTCGTATGCTCAGTAATTCCGGGAGGAGCTACAGCAAGTTCGACTCGCATATAACCTGGATATCGGAACTGAGCTTGAATTGCCTCCTGCCAGGCTGTTGATACAGGTAAACTCATTATGAACCCTCTCCTGTGTCAATCACGTTTGCAGAGCATTCAACATACGCAGTTGGTACGCCATTAGCGTCAACGTCAAATGCTTTGTCTGTTCTATCGCCGATGTAACACTTACGTGTAATCTTCGTACCTGCAACTCTACTATAGTATGTAAAGTTGAAGAAGAAGTTCTGGTCCCAGAAACGAATCATCTGCTCCCAGATGTCCTTAGGCAAGTAGTTCCACTGCATCTCTGTCTTATCCTGGTCTCTGCCAATCTTTTGCGCTACGACAACTGCATTAGCATTACGACCAGAGTTGACTAGAGTTGCAATCAAGTTAGAACCAGATGCTTTGTCTGGATTAGGAATGTTGATGACAGTCCCTCCATTGAGGGACTGCATCGAAAACATAGTTGAAGGTCTAGGCATTAGGTACCTCCTAAAACTACAGGTTGTCTACCTATAAGTGTTTTACCGCGTTCAGATGCTTTATAGGTGTAAGCATCGAACTGCTCCTGGCCAATATAAACATTGACTTGAGGAGTTGCGGAACCTTGAGTTGCTGCGATCTGCGCGAACTTGTTGAGCATTTGATCCATCTGCGGACTGTTGCCCAGCGGTATAACAGCTTCATTGTGCTTACCTTCACCGATTAAAGCCATCGTCGGCTTCGTCACTACGCCGCCGGTTGCAAAGGGCGTGACTCTACCACCACCAAAACCAGTACGATGACCGGTAGCACGCTTCGCAACCTCTGCAGTGCGATTGCCACCAAGTAAGCCGCCAGTTAAGTTGTACACGATCTGATTCCACAACTCGGAGAAGAAGCTTGAAATGAAGCTAGACAGAACTTCCCATCGCAGTTTCCATTTGAGCTTGAAAGCTTCCATCAACAGTTGAACGAGCTCGAGCATAATCTCGCCCCAATCCAGCGTGTCTAGGAAAGCCTCAATGTCCTTGAAGATCGCATCCCAGTCCGCGTTAACTACAAAACTAACAGCAGCGTCGAGGAAGCCCTCAATCGTACGCTTCAAGGTATCGCCAAATGCAGCCCAGTCAATCTCTGCAAAGAACTGGTTCACGTACATAGCGATGTCCTTACCAATAGCAATCCAGTTAATCTCAGAGATGAACTTACGCACACTAAGCACCATGGTGTTGACAATCGTACCAATAGCTTTAATAGCAGCACCCCAGTCGATCTTGCTAAGGAAAGCCGTTACAGCACTTGCGATCTGGCCAACAAAGGAGCACAGCAGGTTAGTTGCGCCAGCCCAGTCAACCTGTTGAATGGTTTTAGTGATCGACACGCCAAGGTTACTTGCAAAAGTCGACCATTTCAGCCCGTCAACAAATCGTTGAGCTTCTACAACTGTATTGTTGATGAAGGTAACGATTCCCTTCTCTACCGCAGGCCAATCAATCCTATCAACAAATGCGAGTAGCGCCTTGTTGATACCACTAAGACCTGTAAACAAAGTCAGCGATACGTCAGACCAAGGAATGTTACTAAACAGACCAGCTACGTAGTCATACAGAGCGCTACCGACCTCCTCCCAGGGGAAGGTATTGACTGCTGTATAGACGGTATAGAGTGCATTAGTCCACAGGTTGCCGAGCGTTGCGCCGATGCCACCCCAGTCCAGGGTTGACACGAAGCCTCGAATGCCATCTGTAATATTGGTAATTACACGCTCGATCTTAGCCATGAACTTTTCAGGCTTAGTGTTGTCGAACGCCCACTGGATGCCTTTGTTCATCAGGTTAGCAATCTCAGCACCAAAACCTTTAAAGTCTGCTTTCTTCCACATGTTGACCAGGCGCTGCATAAACCCGTCAGTGGACATCTGAATCTTGCTGCCGTCCCAAGTCAGGCCGAACACTTCGAGAATAGCATCGCGCACCTGGTTAGCTTTCATCCTAACCTTGTCAAACGAAGCAGACAAACGCTCAATCTCAGCAAGCAGCTTAGGATCCATTTCGGTGCCAATACCACCGCCAGAGCCGCCACCAGAGCTCTTCGAAGCTTTTTCTTGCAGAATGTTCAACTCGTCGAACGGTGCCAGCAGGTTATCAATGTCCTTCTTAGCTGACGCAGCAGCATCGCCAACACCTTCCAGAGCGTCCGCTTCATCTTCAGCAGCTCCAGCACCTGCAGTGATGGAAGAGTTGAAGGATCCAAAGTCTAGGCCAATCAAAGTGCCAATGAAGGTGAGAATGACTCGAATGGCCATCACAATGCCGTTCAACAACGGTAGAACTTTCTGTAGCACTGGAATGAAGAAGTTGCCAATAGCTCGAGCAAGTTGAGTAATCTGCTCCTTGAAGATACGAATCTGGTTGGCAGGGGACTCAATGGTGTTACTAAAGTCATTCATCGCATTCTTGGCTTGACGCATCATAGTAACATACCGCAGACCCTGCAGAGTAGCTTCGTTCATTCTAGCGGTGTTACCGTCCATGCCAAGAGATAGCGCTGTCTGCTTCAACGTAACAGCACGAATATCCATACCGTACTTACGTACAGCACGCGACATACCCTGCATACCGGAAGCCAGGTTATTCTGAACAGTTTCAATGTCAACATTGAACAGCGAGGAGATGTCGTTTGCAGCCTTAGTTAAGCCCATAGACATCGTCTCAGCAGCCTTAGTGTTGCTACCTATAGCATCAGACATCTGATAGAAGTAGCCGACACTAGCGAGAACGTTGCTGGGGTCCATGCCGTACCACTCTTGCATAGCATCGACAAACTTCTGACCAGCTTCAGCACTGTTGTCAAGAGCTACCTGGAACAGGTTTAAGTTCTCAGAGAAGTCAATACTCTGCTTGATAGCTTCAGCCAAGCTAACACCAATGCCCGCACCTACAATGTCCTCAAACGCACCCGCAACAGCTCCAGCAGCAGTTGACAGAGCTCCAAAACCTGTAGTCAGATTGCTGACAAGTTGAGTAGCTTTCCGAGCAAGATCAACAAAAGTGTTTAAACCATCGACAACAACGTCAATTACTTTAAGAATTATGGTCAGCAACTTGTTGAGCTGATCGATATTCCACTGAATAAACTTTTTCCAAGCATTGTCAACCTTTTTGTACAGGTTGATCAGCTGTTTGATAGCGCTGATAATGCCCCGAATAATTGCCAGAACCTGGCTGAGATCTGCAACTGTTGAAGCTCCGGCTAACGCACCGATTGTACTGCCAGAATCGCCGCCGATAGCTCCGATAGCTCCAGTCAGAGCGTTACCGCCGCCGCCTCCACCACCTCCAGCAGCTACTGCTGGCAGTGCTTGGGAAACCTGAGCACTACCACCAGTAGATGCTGGTAGTGCTTTTGCAGCGTTATCTGCTGTCTGTTGAACACGTCTGAACGCAGATGCGACCTGCCGCATCGCAGAAGCCATATCGCGAACCTGATTGGTCGTTTGCTCGTTGATGCTATTAAAGTCAACGTACACGTTGCATAGGCTTCGCACAGCTTGATGCAGCTCCTTAGCGGCCTCGACAGCTTGCTTAGTAGCTGCTCCAGTCTGCGTCATTGAAGTAAGACTTTTCTTTAACTTATTCGCTTCAGATACAAGCTGGTCGATCTGCTGCTTCAAGTCATCCAGACCTGCAGTATTAGGCTCAATAGACTGCTCAGACATAGCTTCCATCTGATATTGAGCACGCTCTAGTAGCTTAATTGCTCGATCTGTAGCTCGTTGAAGATCTTCAGTACTACCTGTGTATTCATATCTTACTTCTTCGTAATCAGTTGCCAACACTTCCACCTCCGTTCTTCTTAAACTGAGCTTCTCTGCGAAGGAACTCCTCAACGTCAACCTCAGCTACATGCTTTTGAGGTTTACTTTGAGATTGATCCATCTTATTGATAACGCTCTGCAGGGGCTTAGGATGAGTTGCGCGCGAATAGTATCCAGCCCAGTAGCCCTGTTGAGCGGCTAGCTTTTGTTGATCCAGCAGTCTGGTTGAGTAGCCGTCAACACAGGCGTTGAACTGGTCTAGACTCATATCTAATGTTTGCTCAGGCAGCAAGCCAATTCTGAAGCCCAAGCTAAACAAGTTATTCCACGTTATTGTTGAGCAGTCGCTTCCTGCTCCGGCTGAGGGTTTGCGTTCTCAACCTCGTCATCTTTGATACCCATGATGCCTTGGATGACGGCCTTCAGCTGAAGCATCATCTGCTTCACATTGTAGTGATCGAGATACTCCTCCAGGAACTGCTGTCTTGTGTACTGCGCGCGTGCAACAGGATTAGCGCACCAGAAGGCTTCATACAGAATGCCGACTTGATCCTCCAGAGTCATGTCGCCAATGTTGGCAAACACTTCAGAGTACGGCTTATGGTTGTTCTGGCCCTGCACACGATATGCAACACGCAGTGTAGTAGCCAGCTCATAAGTCTTACCGTCCAGGACAACAGATTTGTACTTTTCCATGATATCCTCCAAATGTAATTTTGTAGTTTTGTTGAGAGGGCGCAACCTCTATGAAGTTGCGCCCTGCTGAATTGATTAGCCGCCACCGCCCTCTGCAGGCAGCGTCAGAGTGGTTGCACCGGAGCCAGAGATCTCAGACGTCAGAGAAATCTTGTCGTCCGGAGCAGCGCTGATGTCGAAGCTGGCCACATAGCCCGTACCTTCGAAGTACGTGGTGTCGTCCAGGTAGATGCCAATCGTCAGCGGGTCACCGCTTTCGAATGCATCGTAGAACTGCTTCTGCGTACCACCAGCAGCCAGAGCTACAGTGCCGTCGATAGATGCAGTCCAGTCCTTGACAGCAGGCACCTTCTCCTTGTACTTCATACCGAACGCGAGAATCTCGATAATTTCCTTATCCAGATTCAGATCCACGCCGGAGATGTAAGCCAAGGTTTTCGCCGACTGGCCAGAGCCAACCTTAACGCTCGCGGTTAGACCGGTAAAAGGCTTTTCAGTCGCAGGCATTCAAATCACTCCTTTATAATGGTGTTAAAAGTTACTTGGAACTCGTGTAGCTTTTCAGGACTCCGACCCAAGTAAATCGGAGTACCAACCAGAAGAACATTCAGCAGCTTATCGTCGTGATATCGATGCAAGATCTCTTTCGCTTCAGTAGCCCACTGTTGACCAGTTTCATAAGAGGTGTGACGAATCACAATCTTAACAATCGGTCGCAACATTGAGTTGTTGTGCTGACTACCGAAGAACTCGGTACTCGTCGCCCCGTCGTACTCCATAACACCAACAATTGTAATACTTGTTGCGGGGAGATCTCCAATTACCTTAGGCCAAGCACTTGGCAGTAGATCGTAGATATACTCTGCAATCATTTAGGCTTCTTCAACCTCCTCCTGATACGACGTTTCATATTGTACACTTCTTGCTTGAAGGGATCGCTAATGTAGTGCGCTTTACCCTTGATAGGGTGGTTGAACGTTGTATTCTCGTGTTGAATGCCTGCATAATCGTAACCTGTCTCAGATTTTGCACTCGCACCAGCACGGATTCCTTGATGGCCTTTTGTATGCGTAGCATTCACATAGATTGAACGTTCCAGTTGTCCTGTCTTGTAAGGAGCTTGAGCAACCGCTTTTGCTTTTATTGCAGCAGCTGTCTTGTCCAGCTCCTCATTGGGCACAGTCTCGAGCGTATTCAAAAACTTTTTCAAGTTCTTGATCGCTCGTTGCACACTAGCAGTGCTTGTTGCAGAACTGCCTCTAGACATAGCTCTCGTAACCTTCCGTACGACCAAGCTGGTTGGTGTACTCTTCAACTTCTAAGATAGCCTTACCATCGAAGCGGTCGTCAGCATTCACCTCGACGCTCTCGTCGGTAAAGTATCTTGTTGAGCTTCGGAGCACAGCACCGGTATTGGTCTGCACATCTCGAATAACTCTCTCACGACGACATCTAAGTTGACGAGGAGACTCGTAGATCACTTCGCCAAACTTATCCAGCTGAACATTTCCCTTACTGTCTCTTTTAGCACGCTCGAATGTGCAAGTCTGCTTCAGAAATTTCGTCATTCGACTCATACTGGCCTCCTTGCAATTCGGTAGCCACCTGACATGAACGGTTGAAGGAGTCGTGCTGCCTTCGCAGATACAATACCATACGAAGTAGTGGATCCCCGTCCCCAAGCACCAGAACTTGTCCTCTCGGACAGATTACCGATGCTGTACGACTCTACTCCCCACTGCCAAAGCTTTTCATAGAATGCGGCGTCTTCTGAGGTTGAATCATCAGACAACGCAATGGCGTTTTCAACCTGAGCAGCTTTGACACTGTTAGGCACTTCCGTGCTCGGACATCTTGGAAATGCAGTCTGTTGATCTGGTTGAGACTTGTGCCCTGAGAAGGGCAGAGCTTCGATTGATTCAAAGGATCGTTGCAGCAGCACTTCCTTGTCCTCATCACTCAACCCCTCCCAGGTAAACCGCAAGTCATCGGTTGAAAGGAAGTGCGTCGCAACGTACTCGTCTGCGTACGTAACGTCTACGTAGCCAATGTTCGCCACGCGCACTCACCTCCTTAGCCGTTGGACACGATCTGTGCAATCGGGATCAGCTTCGGATCGACGACGACCTTCCACTGAGCAGCCGTGCCCAGCTGAGTATCAGACGGGGATGAGCAGACCGAACCAGACACAGTCGGCAGCGTGTAGGTGAAGCCGTTCGGATGCAGCGTCTCACGCAGTCTGGTTGCCAGGACGTTGTAGCCACCAGCAGTCAGCACGGTACGATCGACTTCGACAGGCGTGTCAACAGGAGCCTCAGCGAACTGAATTGCACCAGCACCAAACAGGTACGTGGTGTAGTCCTTCGCAGAAGTGTCCTTTGTATTCGCCGTAACAGGGACACCATCGTCAACAATGACAGTCATGCCATTGTAGTCCGCGATGTTGACAGTTCTCTGAATGCCGGCAGCATCGGTGTACTTCCGGAACTCCAGCAGCTGCTTCTTCGCAAGGTTGAGAGCAACCTTGGAGTGCATAATCGCCAGGGAGAAGATACCGGCGTTGTCGCCAACGGCCTTCTGGATCGCTTCGGCAGCAGACGCTTCGCTAAGCATGTTACCTTCGCCAGCAGCACCGCTCGTACCAGCAAACACGATGCTGGTCTTGTGGTTCTGCCATGCATCCCAGTAATCGCTCTCGTCATCAGTGATGGCGAAAATGCCCTTCATGATGCCGATCAGACGATTCTGGCGCTGCTTGTTCCAGTATCTCGCGACCTGAGCAGAAATCTGCTGCATCGGGTTGGCACCCGAGTTGAAGTCACGGATGAAGTCCTTGTCACGCCAAGCATGCATACGGCCGTAGACAACACCAGTCTGAGAGCTGCCGGTCGGATCCGAAACAGTCATATCAGAAGTGCCGTCGTAGTTATCGGCCGTGCCGCCGATCACATTGTAGAACGGAATCGTGTACAGGTTGGAACCGTTCGCAATCATGCGAGCGATTTCACCGTTGCGCTGAACCGCACCGCTATCGATCATAGCAGTACGAGTGGGGTCCTGGGCCGCCTGCCAATTCATCAGGAAGATTTCCTCATCGAACGGGTAACCAAGAAAAGTACCAGGCATTAAACTCACTCACCTTTCATAAATTTTTTGAAGATCTCAGGGTTAGCTTGCTTGAAAGCGATCTGTTGCGCAACGTCCAACTTCAGGAACGCATCACGCGTCGTCACGCCTTCGAACTGGGCACCGCCGTCCTTACCCGTACCAGCAGGAGGAGTAGTCTGCTTAAACAGATAAGCCTTATCGGTCTTAAGCTGAGTCAGCATCTCATCCATACCGGTAATCTTGTCGTGCTCGTCCATCGTAATCTTAGTCTTGTCCAGCACGCTGGAAGACCAGACCATTTCAGGATCCACGACACCGGCTTCACGCAGCTTTGACAGTGCTGCATACTGCATCTTGACTCCACGAATAGCTTCGTTCGCCTGGTCCTTGTACTTCTGCTCTAAAGCAGCAGTATCTACCGGCTTTCCAGGCAGAACTTCAGGATCATCAGGATCTGCCTTGGGTGGCTTAGGCGTGCTGCCAGGCTCGCCGCTTAAACCAGCAAGTTGATCCCTCAGAGTGTTGCGCTGCGCAATAACCTTGTTCAATCTGGTCCTAGGTACCAGATCGTAGTCAAAGTCATCACCCAAGGCATCAGTCACCTGAGCATACATTTCCGGAGTCAGACTCTTCTTCAACGCATCAAGAAACGACATTGAAATTCCTCCCGTTTAACGCCCGTCGGCTTGTTTATCAGAATGACCTTAAAGGTCATATCTACATGATTAAAAGCAGAACGCTGGAGCGGTCCAGTTTGAATTATTCGAATAACTATCACTTGCAGACCCCTTTGTTCCATTAAAATACAGAATCAAGAAGCTAGTCGCATCTGTTTTTCGCGGTGATCGCAGCCACCAGTTTGCAGTGGAGGTCGACGAGTACGATACCTTCTTCTGGTTTGCCACCGTCTTATAGTACTCATACTGAGTGCCCTCGCCGCTAACAGACTGCGATGTCGTGTTTAAAACCTCGACCTCGGACAATAAAAACATCTTATCCGAAGTAGTCGTCACAGCAGCAGTAGACGAATTACCTTTGCTCGCCGTCTTCTTCTTGACGGCACGGACAGAGCTTCGCAAATCCGCTGGTATCCACTTCAACGCATTAGCCATAGTCGTAGTTCGCATAGTGCAGTTCTTCCATCCCATGGAATTTTCAGACGACGAATTCATCTTGCCATAGTCTATGCATTTGTGGAATTGTAATGTCAACGGGGCTTTGCCAGATCCATCAGCGTAATCGTCGTGATTCTTGCCAATAATATCAACCTGAATATCTCCAGCACCAAGTACTGCCATAACCTTACTGTCTCCGACCTTCCAGCTTGCAGGAACGGTTTTTGTCTGACAGGCTGCCACGATAGTCGCCCAGTCATTGTTTGCAAAAACAGGATCACATGCAGGTCCTGGATACAGTTCAAGTGTATTTGTACCGACAGTGACATCTGCGGTAACTGTGTATTTATCCGTAGACACGGTCAACATCCACGTTCCAGTCTCATCAACCGTCAACGTGCAGTTTCCACTCGCATCCGCCGTTCCGGAAACCGTCTTGCTGCCTTTCGTAGCTGTGACAGTCGCGCCTGCGCTGGTCGTAACAGCAATCTGCAGCTGCGGTGCAGTCATGGTGCCGGTAATAAGCTCACCTCTCGCGTCATGCGCGGTCTCGCCATGTGCAAGCTTCGCTGCCGTGACGGTGTCCTGCGTCAGATCGAGCTTAACCACACCGTTGATCTCAACCTTGTTGACTGCCACGTTTAAGCACCTACTTTCAGTGTCTGGCCTCCCTGCTCATTATCCGTATAGGTGACAGGAATTGCAGCAACAGTAACCGAAGACAGGTAATTGAACTTCGGACTGTCAGGTGTAACTTCCTGCTGTGCAAATGTCGGAGTAACTGTCTTCGCCTGAGGCTTTACACCTTCAGAACCAGACATGGTGCCTTCAACACCAAGCACCGTGATACCCTCACGAATGTTGGCCGGGATCAGCTTTGCAGCCTCATCAGCGTCGATAGCAGCATCGCCAGAGCCATCATGGAAGCCCATCGGAATAGGTACAGGAGTGCCTTTACTGGTGATTTTCAAGTGCTTTGCCCCATTGTTGGGCATTGTACCAGTCAGCTTAGCGCCTGACACATATGCTGTCTTATCCTTCAGAATTTCTGCAGCAACGGCAGTTGCATCGCTGGTGTCAGCATCCTTTGTACTCGTACCAACGATAGGTGCGCCGGATTTGTCATGGGCCTTAATGCCCTTAGCCAGCTTATCAGGAGTGATATCGTCCTGAGTAAGGTCAAGCTTAACTTCGGTACCAATGATAACCTTGTTTACGTATTTATTAGCCATAATATTCCTCCCCTATGATTAACGTCTTACCATCAGATGTATTAGAAACCTCAAACTGTGGAATTTTACGAATAGTCACATCCTTAGACATAACCATATTCTGTGTAGCCATAACTTTATCGCTGTAAGTTGAGGGTGTCACTTCATAATCACCCTCATACTTCTCACCAACTACATTGATCAACGACACATCTTGCAGCTGTACCTGAACTGTACTCGGTGCAGCTACATGGACATTGATCTCAGATTGTCCGGTCAGGTTGATCTCAATGCTCAATCACAGCACCTCCCTAGATGTGCTAGCCTCCACATTGATCGGATCTGCCAACGTACCGCGCACAACATCGGGAGAGCCTGGGAACTTAATTCGGACAATTACCTTCAAGCTAGACTTCGGACTCAGCTTGAAGGTCTCTTGCTGAGACAAGTACAACTGATAGCACTCGTCTCGATACTCAACATCTCCAGGGTAGTACTTCAGTAAGTTGCCCAGACTAAATTCGATGGTTTCGACATTAGCAGGGAGTATCTCAGTCTTATCTACAAGAAGCTTGAAGGGCAGGTAGTAAGCATCGCCCTGCATAATGGTCATATTACTCACCATCCTCCATATTAGTTGCAGATCTAAAATTGTTCAGACCTGTTACGGAGCCCTTAGCGGAGCTGTTAACACCAGTACCATCTTGCGGACCAGGGTGATTCGGATCTTCCACCGCGTCTGGTTGAAGAAGCTCTCTTTCGGCTAAGATCATTTGAATCCACTGCTTAGCCTCGTCATTCGATCTGCTGAAATACTCCATTATAGCCTTTTCCAAAGGCATCATCTGAGTTGCACCAGATGCCAGCTTAGCATTCTCAATATTCTCACGCGGATCATCAGGCAGACCATCAGACCACAGTACAGAAATGTTCTCATACTGAAGCTGCTTGCTCAAACTTGCAAACAGTTGACGAACTGGCCGAGTTAGAGCGTTAGCAATTCGACGAGCTTTTGCAAGCGGGTTGACCATCTTGAAACGCATCGCAGTACCACTAATCGCTTGACTAGATCCATCCTGACCACCGAGCAGAGCAGCACCCATCTCACTCAAAATATACAGCTGGTTGATCAAGAACTCAAGCTGCTTGAATGCACTCGTAAGCTGACCATCCCAAGTCATGTACTTTGGCTGCTCCTCGCCAGGAGACACAGCAAAGAACTTACCGCTGTGCAGATGGTACTCACCAGTTCGAGCATCGCATTCAAGCATCGAGACAGGACCTGTAATGTTAGGATCAGCATGCTTATCCAGGATAGCAGAAATCTGACCAACACGAGCCATAATCTCCGCAAGAATACTGTCCAGCGGCATGTAATCGTCGTAGCCGTACACGCTGTTGGAGGTTGAGAATGCTCGAATATGTTGAACGGCACAACGATCCAGACCAGTAGAGGTCCAACCGCTGCTAACTTGATCCAGAATCACACTACCAGACTCGTTCATCTTGTAAATGCGAGTTTCGTATCGGCCAACCTCAGAAGGAGCTGTACTATGAATCTGTACATGCAAGTACCAATCAGGCTTGGTCGGATCGCCGGTGATATTCTCACGCCAGCACAAGCAATGGGCCATAATACTGTTGGTACCGTCTTGACGAACTACAGGATACCACTGAGCAGGGTCCCAGCAAGTAAAATTGTAGTTACCGTCGTAGTCTAAATACAAACGCCACACTGCATCACCATAACGACTAATGTCGATTACAGTTGAGTACACTTTGGCGTCAAAATCAGAAGTATCGCGAACGTTGCGAATAGTCTCATTCTCTTCAGCAGATGCACCAGAGATGTTGGGATGCTCACCGCAAACAAGGTCCGCCATTTTGAGAGACATCAACCGCTGATAGTTGAGAAGAGTTGGGAAGGACACAACCTCTTCGAAATTACCAATCACCTGCGAGATACGCTTCGCACACTGAATGTAGCAGTTGATACTATCTACTTGATGCAGATCGTGCGTACGAAATGCAGGGTCTGCAAAATGATCACCATCAAACAGTTGAGCATTCTGGCAGTAACGCATTACACGAGGCATCTCACAGACCGGAGGAAAGCTCTGCCCCGGCTTCAACCAATCAAAATTATAGAGCATACACTTCACTCCTTAAACTTTATAGACGCCAGACATACCATTCAAAGACTCAGTGTACAGAGCGTACCGGTCAGTATCGCAAGCATGGTCATGCTCTTTCAAAGGCTTATCCAAGCCTACTCGTTGAGCATTTGGATCCCACACGTAGGATGCATATTCCTGCTCAGTGTTGACACAGGACTTATCGATAAAGTACTTACCACATGTCAAGCGAGTTGCGACATGTCTGATACCGCTAATGACGTCATTATCGGCATTCAGCACACGATATCCAAGGCGCATCAAGGCCACTTTCCACGAGGCCGCTGACGGGTCACAGTACACAGCCCACGGCTTGATGCCGTCGAGCCATTTCTGGAACTCCACAACGAACTCAGCATCGGTTTGCTGCTTCTTACGCTTCTTAGCATCGTAGTAAAACTCACGAACCTTCAACATCACCGGCATTCCAGCTCTATCAGGATCCGGAAGCTTAGCATACAAGCCCCAGGACATAACAGTTGAAGTACCGTAGTCACAACCAACTAACCAGCGAATAGCGCTCGGATGCACACCACTCCGCTCAATGAACTTAGCAGTATCGATCATATGCTTGTCTGCCGAGAACATATCGTACACGCGGCCTTCTGCAGCAACCCAGTTGCCCAGAATCATGCGCTCGTACCAGACGCCAGTGTACATCTGCTTCAAGTCTTCAATGTAGGACTGACTCAAGCTGAGGTTGTCCTCCATCAAGAACTTCCAGACTTTTTTGTTGGTGATCTTCGGATTCGTGATGTAATCGGTGTAGAACCAGTGATAAGGACTGTCCGGGTTACAGTTACAGAAGCACATCGCTCCTTCAACTGACAGACGAGCCATCAACTGGTTGAACACGCTCTGTGGATACAAGTTAACCTCGTCACACAGAGCTCCAGCAAAAGTTGCGCCTCGAATCTTAGACTCAGCGTCCTCATTGTTGGCGCCGAAGCAGTACACGCGTCTGTTGAAGATACGCAACTCACCCTGCTGTCGATTTGTCCATTTATAGTTCTGAATGCCTACAGTATCAAACAGGTCATTCAGAACATTTCGCTGTAAGGTGGCTGTCGTTCGCCCGAGCATGGCGACATCTCCAGGAGGGCCAGAGATCAAGTACGACAGCCACCGGACAGTACATGAAATCGTCTTCGACGAACGAACTGCTCCATGAGCTATGTTCAACTTCGCATCAGAGTTGCGAATAAAATCCAGTGCCTTAGGCGAAAATGGCCTCCAATCAACCATTATGCACCACTGCCTCGAATCGCTTCAGTCAGAGCTCTCAGCCCCGTAACAGCAGCATCCTCAGGACCATTCAGCATGCGATCCACTTCAGACATGGTCTTTACAGCCTGGCGAATCTCACCACCAAGACCAATGTACAAATCAGTCATCGGCTTAGTGAGCATCTTAGCCATTTGGATCTGCAAATCCTGATCCTCTTCCGGAATATTACTGGTTCGAGCCAGCTTGTTGATCCTGCGACCCATTGCTTTCAGAGTCACAAGATACTCACGGCTGACAGCCTCCAGCATGTCCATCTCACGCAGCTTAGCTCTACGCACCAAACTGTCACGAGTCGGTTGCGCGGGTTGAGTTGCGGGAACGTCTGTCACGAGAACGCCGGGCTCGAACTTATCGAACTCGCTCGGCTGAGTAGCCTCGATGACTTCGACGTCCTCAGGCCGAACCAGAGGAGTATGATACAGAGCGTGCAGCTTAAGCTCGTTAGTCGAAACGCCATACTCTTCAGCAATGCTCTCAACAGTAATGCCCTTTTCCTTATCAGTCAACTCCAGCAACATATTCTCAATGTCTGCTCGCTGGCTATGTTGACAAACTCTACACATAAGCTCACACTCCCTTCAGTTCAAAATTTAGTGTTGAATTCATGCAAATTGTCCTTGCATCTTCCTCAATTCTATTATATAATAAAGATGAGCAAAATGCAAGTAAACTGAAAGAAATTTTTTCAGAAATTGTACTTTTAATGTTTCGCAAAGCTAGAATGAAAGGAGCGCTTTTATTGTACTCTAGAACAATGTACAGAGATATCGCTGGTGGCAATCCTGTTGGAGCTCGCCTATTTCAAGATCTAAACGAGCATTGGGTTGAATGGTTGAGAATTGTGTCCGAGAGCCTCTGGATCCGAGGCTGGTCTAGGTCCAAGCTCTTTCTCGAGCCAGACAGCTCTAATATTGATTGGAGAGCAACACCAAATGGCGTTATGTTGAAAGACCTAAGACTAGGGCTGCTCTGCGGGAATACCCCGGGAGTCGCAGCAGTTGCGCATACTATACTGCTCGAAGCTACCTGGAATGTAGGCTTCCTTGGACTCGAGCAGTCGGATTCAGAGAATTTTACCCGGCTTGTCTGGTTGAGAGGTACTAAGCTCGACCGCAGAAACCGAGCAACCGGAACGCAGATCTCTAGCATGCGAGACCTGCAGGCTCCCATCTGCATTCCTGCAGAGTATGGCTCACTAGATCGCTGGCTGTATCCTATGTGGTTGCACGCCCATCGTTGAGGGGAGTTGAACAGTTGAAGGGGTTGGAGGAGCCTGCGCAGCAGCATCGGGACGAGTATTTCTCCCCCGGAATTTTTTCTCGGGGTACCGGCTCTACAATCTGTGAAATTTAGGCACTGGGAATTTTTCTGGTAACACCTGTTCTAAAAATCTCGAAATGTTTTAGCAGGTAAAACCCTACATTACTGCTTTAATGTAGTATAGTAGTACTCAAACAAATGGTAAAATAGATAAAAACCAACACCGTTCTTTATATAAAAGTCCATCGGAAATTTTTAAAAAAAAGCTTGATTTTTTTTAAAACTGAAACTATAATATAGACATAAGATGAAAGGAAAGTACGAAAAAGAAAAACAAAAAAAAACAAAAAAAGTAAAAAAAGTACTTGATTTTCCGAAAAAAAGAGACTATAATATGTATATAAGATAAAGGAGGATTTAAAAAATGAAAATTACGATTATGGATAGAAATGGTGTTACTGGTAAGTTTAAACCCTACACCTATAAGGTCACGAAAAAGCTGTGCGAAAACTGGGGAATTTCATACGAAAACAAAACATCCGAAGCTATCGAAGCAGCTTTAATTGAAAAGTGCGAAGCTTTTGGTATCACTCTTATCGCGATCTCTAAATAAGCTCCTAGGGTTCTCGCGAAGCATCCCTTCAAAAGCCTCGCCCCATTAAATAAGGGCAGCTAGTCCCTAAACCACCTAGCATTTGAAAGGAGTCATTATGTCTAAGAAGAACATCACCACTAACGAAGCTAAGGTCGAAACCATCAGCGAGCTCCTCAAGCAGAGATTCGAGCAGTATCCTAACGCTAGCCTCCGTAAGCTGGCAGCTGCTACTAACACCTCCTATCCGGTGCTGCTGAAGCGCTCTAAGGCACCTATCGTCGGCCAGCCTTATGATCCGGAAGCTACTAACTGGACCGCTGTTGCGGAGTATCTCGAAGCTCATGAGATCGACATCGAGGTCCTCGACTGGGAAGCGCTGAATGCTACTAAGCAGCGTGCTGGTACCGTTGGTGTTGGCAAGAGCTTGTCCGATTATGCAGTTGGCCAGAAGGTGTGGCTGCGCCGTGACAACGAAGTCCCGTACCAGATCGTCTACATGACTGAGACGCACGTTGTCCTGCTGCAGGATGACTCCACCGAGCCTATTGCCTGGAGTGCAACGACGTTCCTGCTCAATGGTCCGGCTCTGCAGCCTCGTACCAAGAAGATCAAGGCCACCGTTGAGGACGAGACTGAGGAAGCGTGAGCTTCCCGGTCTCGGAAAGTTGAGGAGGTTGAACATGAAACTCAGGACTAAACGCGCAATGTGCGTAATCGTAGGTATCGGCGGAGTGCTCCTGATGGCAATCACGGCAATGCAGTCCGACTCAGTCAACATGCAGCTGAGCACGATCATTCGCCAGGAGGCCTTAGGCCTTGCCATGTGCTGGGGCGGATTCTACAAAGGAGGTTACCTGCAATGAGATATGAGACACCTGAACCGAGTCTGACTCCTAAGGAGCCGAGAGTTGTGCACTACTGTACCTACTGCGGAGGTGAAATCTACGAAGGTGACGATTGCTACGAGTTCAGCGTAGACGACGCTTTTGACTCTAAGAAGGTGTACATCTGCAAAGACTGCGTGCGATCCGCGAGTCGGGTTGCGGGGGAGGATGACTGAGTGCAATTCCTGTCGAAAGAGAATCAGCGTCTGTTGAGACACATGAGGCGCAAGGCCAGTAGGCGCTCCAAGCAGCGCGCTAGGTACAGCAGGCAGCACCCACTAGGCACAGGCCCGTTGACACAACCACTTCGGCCAGTCAAGATCGGCATCGTGGCCTTCCTAGTTGACCTGCTAGCACATAACGATTACTAAGCACCAGACTGCGAGTGCAGTCATGAGTTGAGGGAGGAGGTGGTCGCACTGAGACGTAAACGGAGCATCAGCTGGATTCGAATCATCCTGGGTGCGATTCTCATTGCAATTGATCCAGCGTTTCTCTTCGGGCCTTGCGCATTGATCGGTGTGGCGTTACTGATCGCTGGACTAATCGGCGAGGACAAAACTCGCGAGTAAGTTGCGGGGAAGCCTAGCGCAGCGCCACCTGGCGTGGCTGGCTCCTAGTGCTGAGCGCTGAGTGCTGAACTAGAACAACCAGCTACTTACACACCAAGGGTATAGTGCACATTGAAAACTAAAGAACAATTTTTTGTAACCGAAAAAACGGGGTTTTTGGAGCTCTAGAAATGACGCTCGCGAGACTGCTGTTTGACTAACTAAAATGAAAACCGTTCAGTTCCGTTTCTGCTCCCTTTTCATTCCATTTCATTTCATTGTTTCTCATTTTTCTTTAATAATAAAAATAATAATAAATAATAAAGAAAAGAGAAAAGAAGAAAAGGAAAAAGAGAATGACCAGTACTAACTGAATGAAATCATGAAAGTTTCAGTGAAATCAGTAAAAACAGTTAGTTGGTCAAACACCTGGTTCTCGAGCACTAAAAATAGGCGCGAGAGAGTGTGGTTTTTTAGGTTACGAAGTAATTGTCTTTATTTTTAAGTGTGAACTCAAGCATAACCTATAAGGAGGTGAATCAATTTTATATGTACTGTAAAGTAAACTACCGTGTAGCTTCCACAGAGAGCGAGCTCCGATCAACCACAGCGCAGCTGGATCAATTCATTCTCAACCTACAGACCCTAACCCCAAGCGACCCAAGCGCAGGAGCAACCAGCCCAAGCCCAGGAGCACCTGATGCCCAACTTCCGGGCCAGCTCAACCAGTCTCAACCTCAGCTAATCCCGCTGGCAACAGTACTCGACTCAACTCAAGGCGATGCAAGCTGGTTCGCAAGCCCTCGCAATGCGCAACTGATGCTTGAGTCCTCTCAACCCAACTGCGAGCCACCCAGGCGTGAGCTAGAGCCGGGTGAAGCTGGCTCGCCATTGCTGTACAGAGCAGCTGGGTGCAATCGAGCTCGAAGGTGCTGCTGCACTTGCACTAAGCTCTGTGCTCATCGATGCTTGCATGACTGCTTTGTGCGCCTATGGCTCTGGAAACGCGAGCTGGACTCACTTGGCATTGTTACAATGCAGCCCAGTGTAGCGGGCCAGAAGCTAGTGTCAGCAGCAAGCCCGTACTTCGCAACTCAATGCGCGGTGCTGAATGTGTACACTAGCTACAAGCAGCTGTCACAGGTCATCGGCTCAACTGTCTCAGCGAGAATGAACACATACATTCGGGAAGCACAAGCTCGAGGCGGCACCAACCTCAACGCAATGGACTACTCGATGCAGCTAAAGCTCAACGCAAAAGGAAAGCCGATTGCAGACCCTGAGACCGGCAAGCTGGAGGTCCTGTACTGGCCTCAATCAGGCTTGTGTCCATTCTGCTTGCCGGACAGAAGTTATCAACTCAAAAAACGAATGAAGAAAGTAGGTATGCCCAAATGAGCAATGAAACTAAGCCCGACGTCCGTGTTACGACTAAGGAGAGCGAGCTCCTACAACAGCTGCGCGAGGAAGCAGAAGTTGTCGAGCTTCAGGTCTATCTGAATCAGTACAGACAGGCCCTGTATCAACTGAATCAGTTCATTCAACAGAACACGCTCGGTACGCTGATGCTCAGCGAAGCAGTCGGCCTGAACGGGGATGCACCTTATGGTGGTTTGGACCTGTATCTCATTCCGAAGGATCCGAGCCTGTATGCCAAGCCCAGCCTGGTCAACCTCGTCAGCTCAACAAACCTGTTCAACATCTGGCAGCGCTCAGAGCACGCGCGGTCAGCAGATCAGCCACTACCTCGGTTCGACTGGTCCAAACTGGAGTACCCTCGCTTTGGACCTTTCAAGTTCTACATCGGTAGTCACCTTGGATGGAGTAAGGAGGATTCAACAAATGAGTAAGGTCGTGTACTTTGCCGATGCTATGCAATACGTGCTTGCGGATAAGATTAGTGTGTGGCTGCTCGAGCATCCGGGTTACCGAGTTGCTACGATGTCAGTCGTTAAGGGACCAGGCGGAGATTGGAACGCTTGGGTAGCATTCGAAACCGTATGACTGATCTTCAACTAAAGTGTCCGTGCACTAGAGACTGTGTCAACAGATCCGCAACCTGTCACGGCGAGTGCGATGCATACAAAGCATACGAGCGTGAGAAGCATGCTGAATATGCAGCTCGAGTTGATTGCGGAGCACTGAACCCTAGCATATCCCCAACAGTAGGTACGAAGCAGAGAATGAACCACGCTAAGTGGTTGAAGAAAAATGGAAGGTGGCATAAATGAAAACATTGAACACAGACTATGTCCGGGCACTGGACGACAGGTCATTAGCAAAGGCTTTATTGGGTGGTCTCATTAAGCAATACTGTACGAGTCCCGACCCGGCGGAGTGCGATCACAAGTGGGATGCTGAGCTGGACTGCTCTTGTTGTGAAGCGTGCCTGTACAGATGGTTGAAGGAGGAGAGGCGTGATGAGCACTAATGAAATGCGCTGGATTCTGATGTGTCAGTACGGCGGTGCTGAGAAATGGCAGCAGAAAGTGCGAGCTATGAGCGAAGCTCAAGTGCAAGCTGTCTACCTGAGGCTGAAACAGAGCAATAAACTCTGGGTTCCGAATTCGGTACACACCCCTCAACAGATCTGATTGGACTCCTTTCAGTTCAAACAATTTTCAAAAATCTCAACAAAAGACTTGATTTTCTCGAGCAAAGCAGCTATAATAATATTGTAGATAAGAACTAATACAAAACAAATTTGGAGGTTTACTATGAACAACATTGAACAGATTATGGAAATCAAAGGCGTGCAGCCTTCCCTCAAGGCGTTTGCCGGTGTCTTCGATCTGAATCCGGTCCGTCTGTACTCGGTTGCGAAGCAGCCGAAAGAGGGCGTTGTGTATGACGCCAAGGTCTTCAACTGGGACGCAATCGAGCGCTTCATCAGCCGTCGTCTGGATGCTGACAAGGGTCTGGCTACTCTGGAAGACGTTGTCGATGCTGCTATCAAGATCGATGCTCAGCTGAAAGAGAACGACGGTCGTCGCAAGACTGCTGGTGGTGGTTACGGTGCGAAGATCGAAGTCGATGGCCAGATGATCGCTCAGAGACGCTATCCGAGCTACGAGATGGAGAACCATCAGATGATCTGCCTGAAGGGCGACGTTGAGGTCTATGCCATCGTGATGCAGACTCTGTCTCACACGGTCCTGCGTCCTCTGGCTGAAGCTCTGCTGGAAGGCACCGAGCCCATTTTCAAGGGCAACGACATCAAGGTCATCTCGAACGGCATGCTGAACATGAAGGGCGTTGCGCCTGCTGGTCTGGCAAAGGCTGTCGAGGATCGTTTCAACGGTACGTATGCCCAGGAGCTTGCCGATGAAGCTCAGCGTAAGGCTGATGCTGCTGCGGCTAAGGCTGCCGAGTAATCGCTCCAGGCACGGCACCCTGCTGTGACATTGTGAGCGTTGCTCATAGTAGGAGCCCCGAACTGGTTCTGACTTCCGCTGGTTCGGGGCTCTTTTGAAGACAGGTAGTGTAGCATTTATTTTAAACTGAAGGAGGTGGTAGTTACGTGGAGGGATATTGCTGGTGTCCGGGGTGCAGAAAGTGGGTGCCAGAGCAGTTGATGAACCGAGAGCGCGATCCTGAAACCCATCAACTGATTCGCATATGCACTCCGTGCTTGGAGGGAGTCTCAGCAACAAACTCATACGTGCTCGATGAGCATCATGAGCAGACACGATGCGTGTACTGTAGAAGTTACAATACAATCGAGTTGGTAGATCAACAGTACAACAAGTTTTTCTGTAATACTTGTAGAAGGGAGTTTTTCAGAGTATGAAAGGTTTCATACACATTGAGTCCACAGGCAGAGAAGGCGCTTTAAGGTGCGAAGCTAACTTGTCTGATGTTAGCAGAGTCGATCGATATCAAGCGCTTGATGCTGCTTGTAGACTGCTTAAGATGGACAACCGCGACTTAGCGCTTTTCTTTGCTGTAAGGTCTGCGGGCGCATTTGATCAGTGTTCTGCGCAGAGCGAAGGAGCGGGCATAGCGCTTGGTGATGCCGACGAGCTGCTGCGCCAGTATCGAGAAATGAAGAAGGAGGGTAACGAAAATGGCAATGGCTAAGAGATGTGACCGGTGTCATGCATACTTCCAGATTTCTAAGAATAAGCCCAATGTGGTAGCGATTGCATACGCCGATTATCGCGGCGGCATCGATGGTACCAGTCAGTATGGCGGCTGGCAGGATCTGTGTCCTGAGTGCATGGATGCGTTCAGTGTCTGGATGAAAGGTGCAATGAAGGAGGTACAGTTCGTTGAAAGTTGATGTATCTGAAATCAAAACATTCAAGGCGTGCAAGCGCCAGTGGCAGCTTACCTCGAGAAATAAGTTCCATTTGAGACCGATGATCACGCCACCTGCATTTGCTTTCGGCACGATCTTTCACGAGGCATTAGCGCAGCTGTACTTGGATGTGCCTCTGGATAAGGTCATGGAGATGGTGCGCCGTGAGATGCAGTCCGATACCGATGCAGCTCTGCTTGCTATGGTTCCTGGCTACTACAAGAATGTGCTGCCGGACGACCTGGAGCGGTTCACTGTGCTGGACATCGAGCACCATTTTAACATTATACCGACAACAAGCTTCGGTGAGTATCTGTTTCCTCTAATCCCCTCAACAGATCCGAAGACTGGAGAGCGCATCTACGATGCAAATGGCAATCCGGTTATGGAGCCTGGCTTAACGATCTGCGGCTCAATCGATATGATTGTGCTGGACAAAGAGGAAGGTAAGATCTACGGCTTCGAGCACAAGACTTGTAAGAACTTTAGAGACGAGTCTTATCTGTGGCTCGATGAGCAGCCTCGTGTGTACACCTGGGCATTGAAGAAGTTTGTTGAGGAGTATAACCAGAAGCAGCGGATGAAGTGGCAGCAAGAGTACGAAGCTGTGTGCCGTGGCGAAGGCGTAGAGCCTGGAGATCCAGGCATCGTTTTCAGAGATCCGCCTCAACCTGTGACTTTGGGCGGTGTGTATCTCAACGAGGTTAAGAAGCTGCTTCGGCAGTTCCAGTATCATAGAACGCTGTGCACGTACAGCGATGAAGATCTGGACAATTTCATGCTTGCTTTCTTCAACGATTGCAGAGAGTGCAAGCATATGGTTGACAGCAACTCGTACGCAGCTCCGAAGCCCAGCTACATGGGCTGCAGTATGTGCTCGTTCAAGACAATTTGCTCAACCTACATGTACGAGAATCTGGACAGAGAAAAGATTCTGCATGAGTTTAGCGAAGAGTTCGTTGAGCGTACTGAAGATCACCTGGAGGAGAAGACGGAGAGGAGCGCCGAGTGATGATTTGTATAAAGCCATCGTACTGCGCACAAGCTTTGCGTGTAGATACTATCGGCAATGGATCTCGAGATGCTCTTCAAAAGTTTTTGCTGGACTTCTGCGATTCGGAGATAGACATTGTATGCTTGGAGCTGCATAGCTACGAGAAGAGCATCGATTGTCTAGCGACATCACTGCGAAAGATTTCTATCAGATGCAAGCTACCTGTATGTGTAGCTCGTAGGTTTAACAATCGTATTTATGTATGGAGAAAGGAGTTATTAGAGTGACACAGATAATTCACGAGACATTGCTGCACTTAGGTGTGCCAGCAAACCTGCTTGGCTATGAGGCTTTGACAATTGCGATCGAGTTGACGCTCAGAGATCCTAGTTACATGTACAAGGGTATTACCAAGAGGTTGTATCCAGAGGTTGCAAAGCGCATATCGTACGATGCGACAGCATCTAGTGTTGAGCGTGCTATGCGGCATGCGATCGAAGCTATGCATGATCATACGGATCCAGAGGTCGTAGGTGAGTACTTTGGCAACGTTATGAGTGCCAGTAAGGGCAAGCTGACAAATAGCCAGTTCATTGCTCAAGTAGCAACAAAGTTGCGAGATCAGATGGCAAAGTGCACAGGAATGGAGGTAAAACATGACTAATATTCAATTCCCTTCAACTAATCTAGTTGAGTGTGTCTTCAGCTGGAGACAGAACTATGAGTGCCCAGCAGTTAAGTGGGATGAGTACGATCACTGCGATCCTACTCGTATGAAACGGTACGTCTACAGACTGCCGGACGATTTGGTTGGTAAAGTTGCGGTCGGTGATACCGTATTGGTGCACTGCAAGACAGGTTATCAGCTGGCTCAGATTGTCACTATCAACGCGCTGGCCTCGTTCGATCTGGACTCGGTCGCCCCGGTGGTCTGTATGGTCAATTTGGTCTCGTACATTGCCGAAGTTGAGCGTAAGAAGTCGTTGGCAAGGTTGAAGCAGCAGCTCGATGCTGAGAAGAAGCGTTTGGAGTCTATGGTTACCTATGACCTAATTGCCGAGAAGAGCCCCGAGTTTGCTGCTCTACTGAAGCAGTACAAGGATGCTGGTGGTCAATTCTAAGCAACATAGCAGTTTGAAATTAAGTGTACCATATAAAAGAAACTGAAATTTTTATATCAGTGCACTTGATTTCTGCTGCTGAAGCATCTATAATATAGATATCTCGAGGAGGTGATTAGATGCAGATTATTGATTTGAATAAGCCCGACACTGATCCGACATTTGCTCTGGTGTACGGAGCGAGCGGTACTGGTAAGACTCATTTGATGGGTACAGTGGGCGAGCTCGGACGTACGCTGATCATCGACATTGACCAGGGCATCAAGACGCTTCGTAATGCTCCAGACTTGCTGAAAGCACACTACACTGACAACATCACTGTTGTGGACTTCACTAAGTTCCAAGACCTGAACGAGGCGTACAAGCTGGTCGAGGCTAATGATCCCAAGAAGTGGTCGCAGAAGTTCGGGGTACCGATTACTCAACCGTTCGATTGGGTACTCTGGGACACCTGGTCCGAGATTCAGTGGTACATGCTGGAGGAGTTGAGAAGCAAGGACGCTGAGATGAAGGGATCAGGTCTCAACTTCAGAAAGAATATTCAGATTCAACACTGGGGTATGATGACAGATCTGAATAAGCTTGCAGTCCAGCAGCTGCGTGCCTGTAAGGTAAATCAAGTGTTTACTATGCAGGAGAAGCTGGACAAGGACGAGATCAGCGGCGTCATCTACGGCGGCCCTGCTATCCATGGTAAGATGGTTCAAGAAATGCCTGCTTATTTTGACGTGGTTGTGCATACGTACACCGATCTTCAGGGTCAGTATTGTGCAACAACGAAGTCGAAAGGTAAGTGGCCTGGCAAGACTCGTCTTGGTGTTGGTGTCGACATCAAGAACCCGACAGCTAAGCAGCTGTTCTCTAAAAACTAAATATAACCTGTGCCAGAGAACCAGGTTATAAATATAAAACTGGAGGTATTATCCATGAAAAAGTTCAAACTGTTGATGAGAAGTGTTCCGAGTGCTGTAGTTGCTCTCTTTGTTGTGTCAGTTGTTCTGATGAACTTACTGGCAAACAAGGAAATCGACACAGGTCTAAGCTGGCTGGCTCTCGACTGCGGCTTTACAGTGTCGTGGCTGAGTTTCCTGGTAATGGACATGATTACAAAGCGTTTCGGCGCTAAAGCTGCTATTCAGATTTCAGCATTTGCAGCAGCGTGTAATCTGCTCGTAGCTGGTGTTATGCTGGCTGTGAAGTTCATTCCTGGCAACTGGGGTGCGTTCTACGATTTCGGAATGGTCGAGATCAATCAGGCTCTGGACAACACTATTGGCGGCACCTGGTATGTGCTGGCTGGTAGCACGCTTGCGTTCTTAACTTCGTCTGTAGTGAATGCAGTTATCAACGCACTCATTGGTCGAGCGAGTACACAGAGGGGCTTTGGTAGCTTTGCTCTTCGGTCTTGGCTGTCTACTATGATTGCTCAGTTTGTAGACAACTTTGTATTTGCGCTGGTCGTGAGCCATGTCTTCTTTGGCTGGTCTATGCTGCAAGTTGTGACGTGCTCGTTCACAGGTTGTATTATGGAGCTGCTCTGCGAGATGATCTTTAGTCCGATTGGATACAAGGTCAGTAAGCAGTGGGAAGATGAGCATGTTGGACAGGCGTACTTAGAGGAGGTAGAGAAGTGAGCGTAGTTATCACTGGCACGTCTCGAGGTATCGGCAAGAAGGTTGCTGAGCTATTTCTGAAGCAGAGCAACATGGTGCACGGCATCGATTTGCTGCCGAGTACTATCAAGGACTACAGTTACCAGTACAAGCATCACATTGTAAATGCTGCAGATGCGTCTGCACTGCCTGACATTGGTGCTGTAGAGTATCTGATCAACAATGCTGGTAGCTGGGACCAGGACGTTGACAACATTGAGGCTAATCTCGAGACTGTAATCGCATGCACTGAGAAGTATGGACTGCAGCCTAACATCAAAGCCATCGTCAACATCGCCTCAACCAGTGCACACAACGGTGCTGAGTTTCCGCGATATGCAGCTGCTAAGGGCGGTGTGCTTGCGTACACTAAATGGACAGCTGCTGAGGTTGCTAAGTATGGCGCCACGTGCAACAGTATCTCACCCGGTGGTGTAAAGACCTGCTCGAACGGTCATATTATGCGGGACCCAGAGCTGTACCGTGAGGTGCTGAACGAGACGATGCTCGGCAAGTGGGCAACTCCAGGCGAGATCGCGACTTGGGTGTACTTCGTAGCTGTTGTTAACAGAAGCATGACTGCGCAGGACATCATCATCGACAACGGAGAGTTGGCTAAGTTCAACTTCGTCTGGTAATACCAAACTCTAAAGGGAGTCACTAACGGAGTATAAATAAGTAGGGTCACCGTGCAAACCGGGAGTATATAGAGCTATAGCCAAGTGGTTAAGGCACGAGACTTTGACTCTCGCATCGCTGGTTCGAGTCCAGCTAGCTCTGCCAGCTCGAAAGAGCAGAATTTATCATCCACCCGAGATGAAGTCGGTACAGGATGGCAACGATAATAGCCTACCCTGGGAAGGTACTTTATGTTGAACCTCGATTTTTCCAGCGTCCCGTCCCGCGAGCCTCTCGATGAAGGCGTGTATGATCTGACCATCGCCAAGATCGAAGAGACCACGAGCAGCACCGGCAACCCCATGCTGAAGGTTGAGTACGACGTCAACGGCGTCGAAGGCAAGCGTAAGCTGTGGGACAACTACGTTCTGATCGACAAGTGCCTGTGGAAGGTCAAGGAGCTGTTCGACGCTCTGGGTGTTGACACCAGCGAGCTGGTCGAGATGGATGTCAGCGAGCTGCTTGGCATGCAGGTCAAGGCCAAAGTCGTTCAGGAGACCTACAACAGCGATATCGTCAACAGAATCAAGAAGGTTATGCCGGCTTGATACTACATGGAGCGGCGAGGTAACTCGTCGCTCCAATTAGCAGAGGAGGGATACATTGGCCCTTATTTACGATGAGTTTATAGCTTTTTCATCTGCCCAAGGTGATCAGCTATACGCTAACTGCCCCTTCCATCCAGACAAAACGCCCTCATTTACAGTCAATACGACTACACACGAGTGGTACTGCCATGGGTGTAATAAGGGTGGTTCGGAGAAGGAGTTCTTAGCAGAGTACTTCGATGTGGAGCCAAAGATTGGCAAGTACGCATTTGAGTACTGGGAGACTAAGGGCATCTTGCCATTTCCAACAGAGCAGCAAGTTGAGAAGTATCATCAACAGTTGCTCAAGAGTCCGAAGGACTTGGCTATTCTGCAAAGTTTTGGCATTACTCAGCAAACAATAGAGGAGTTGAAGTTGGGGCTAGACGACTTCAGAGTTATCTTCCCAATCAAATCTAGACGTGGTTACTGGGTCAATCTTCGTCGGTATCTGCCTCCTCAACGTAGAATTGCCGAAACGAAAGAGCCAAAGTGCTTGAATGTTCGAGGTCTTGGACAGAGACGCTATTGGCCTTACATAGCGTTTGACAAGTCTGAGATTGTGGTTGTTGAGGGCGAGAAGGATTGTGCTGCGGCTAGGTCGCAGGGTTTAAACGCAGTGACTGGTACAGGCGGTAGCTCAATTCCATCGGATGAGATTAGCTTATTCAGCGGCAAAGATGTTGTGCTTATGTTGGATGCTGATACAGTTGGTCAGCGATCTGTAAACACGTACATTCAGCTCTTGAAGCCAATTGCTGCTAGTATCCGTATTATTAGACTTCCGCAGAAAGATTTTGTTGACTACTACACGTCGTGTCAACTTACAGGTTCAGCTGTTGATGTATGGCAGTATGCTTCAACATATCTTGAGTATGAGAAGCTCAAAGCTGCGACAGAGGCTCAAGATGTGTCTCTGGTGCGTAGTGAGTTTACAGAGCATCTGAACTCGTGGATGAAGTTGAGAGGTATGAGTGTAGTAGGTGTTGAGCCTAAGATCTACACAGTACCTGTAAAGTTAAGATGTGTATGTGGTAATGCAAACTGTAGTAAGCCATGTCCGCTAGCTTTTACGCCTGCGAATGACGACCTGACTCAGACAATCGATGTAGATCCTCGTCAACTTTTGCGCTTTATGAACTCGCCTGACTCGGCGCAAGATAGCTATGCTCGTCAAGTGTTTGGCTGTAAATCAGTACATGCTGAAGCAGTTGATCTCATCAACTGTCAGAAACTGATCTTCCAGGAGAGTGCAAGCTTCATTGATGGTCTTGAGGAAGCTTCGTTCGAGAATCGCTACGGTGTTTATCTGTACACTGATTACAGATTGAACGCTACTATGAAATACGACTTTGAGGCTTGCAGAGTCACCGATCCCACCACTCAACAGAACTACTACTTGATTCGAGATGCAGAGTGTGTCACAGCTGTTCAACCTAACATTGAACCTGAGTTGATTGCTCGATTCAGACAGGTTGGTGCTAAAGCTCATTCTGCGATGGATCTGATCAATACGTACTACGAAGAGTGGATGCCTTCTTTAGGCATTGAAGGTAGACCTGATCTGTTCGGTGCTATTCTTCTGACGTACTGCTCCGTAACTGAGATACCCTGGCAGAGCGGTGTCATTAAAGGCTGGCTGGACACGATGTGCATTGGCGATACTCGTACTGGCAAGTCTCAGATGGCTCAACGCTTTGTTAAAGTGTTGGGCATGGGCGGTTACATCAACGGTGAGAATGCTCGGCGCACAGGCGTCATTGGTGGTGTTCAACGATTCGGCGATAGCTGGGTTGTAACCTGGGGCGCAATACCAATGAACGATCGCGGCCTGCTGATGATTGACGAGGCCTCTGGCTTGGAGGTTGAAGACATCAAGGATCTTTCCTCAACAAGATCGAGTGGTGCTGTTACACTCAACAAGATTGTCAAGGGCGAAGCTAGAGCTAGAACACGTCTGCTGTGGTTCAGCAACCCGCGCAACGGTCGTAACTTGTCTGACTTCTACTGGAAGGGCTTTGGAGCATTCCAAGAGTTTATTCCAGTTATGGAGGACCAAGCTCGATTCGATCTCGTGATTTCAGCTGCTCGTGAGGACGTTGATGTGCTGGGCGATTTTGATTACGATACTCCTGTACAGGTTGGTCCATGGAGAGCATTATTCAGCTTAGCGTGGAGTATTGAGGCGGACGACATCAAGATTACATCTGAGGCTAAGGTAGAGGTTAGAGCTTGTGCTAAGGATCTGAATGCAAAGCTTGGTGGTGGCTCGTTGATCGTAGGTGTTGCAGTGCATGAGAAGTTGCTCAGACTTGCATGCGCCTTTGCTATTGCAAGTGGCTCTTATGACCCTGTGACAGGCTGGCTACAAGTTGATGCTCGATATGTTCGCTGGGCTGAAGAATTCTTGGAGGTAACACTCAACAAGTCTTCAATGGCATACGGCGATTACATTCGGGAGTTCAAGAGAGCTCAGGCTAAGCGGGCAGACAATATGCAGTTTATTCGCACACTGATTGCAGTTAATCCTGCTATCAAGGCTCTGTTGACTGCATCGAGCTTTAAGGGATTCCAGTTCCAAGAGATCTTAGGTATGAGTAAGGACGAGAGCTCTAAGATCATGTCTGATTTGATCACACGAGGCTTGTTGAGACCTGGACCTTCTGCAAGCTACATTCCGGATAAGCTGCTAATGGAAGTTGCAAAACAAATGGATCTATAACTGCTGGAGGTGTTGTAATGGATAAAGCAGTTGCTGAAAAGTGGTTGACTCGGTACCCTAAACTCGAGAACTTCATTGCTGCTGGCACTATTAGCCTTAAGGCAGCTAGAGAGATCCTGGAAGTGGATAGATACTTTATGTATGATATCTACAAGGAGCTGCTGGCTGGCGGTGTAGTTACTGCTAGTGGCACCAATGCTTGGCGTGCTACAGCTGAGCTGAAAGAATACTTGAAGGAGCGAAAAGAGAATGCAAACGCAGAAAATTGATACTTATGTGCGCAGCTCACTGGAGCAAGCGCCTCGGTTGAAGCATTTGCTCGAGTTCGAGGATGCTAAGCTGCATCCTGGTCTGGAACCGAAGCTGCTCAACTTTGCTTGTTTGGGTTTGGCTGAGGAAGCTGGAGAGGTTGCGGGTCTTGCGACGCGTGAGCTGTGGAAGCAGATACCGCAAGATCCGGATCATTGGCTGGAAGAGCTGGGCGATGTGCTGTGGTATCTTACAGCTGCAGCAGCATGCCGAGGCTATACGTTGGAGGATCTGTACAACTACAATGTGAAGAAACTGGAGGATCGTTATGGTAAATGATAATGTAAATCATCCGAGTCACTACACTCGTGGCAAGATTGAAGTCATCCGCATCATGGAGGATCAGCTTACGCCTGAGGAGTACCGGGGGTATGCTAAGGGACAGGTTCTGAAGTATATCACGAGAGAGCGTGGTAAGAATGGTCTCGAAGATCTGAAGAAAGCTCAGTGGTATCTCAATCGACTGATCGCGTATCTGGACAAGCAGGAGGTCTCGAAATGATTGAAGCTAAAGCTGGTACTCGTGTAACACTGCTGAAAGCTCCAACCGATGAAGACTGGAAAGAGGTCAACCGTAGAGCTCGGACGACAGTAGGTTACACTGAAGGCGTAGTTCCCTCAACAGAGTGGCGGCACGCTATCTTGAGAGCTCGGCACAGTCCTATCCGATATCTGCGTTGGTCTTTCCTAATTGAGGATGTGCCGTACTGGGTAGCTTGTGAGCTGCGTACGCACGTGCACGATATGCCGTACGTTGCGGACTTCGGTGTTTACATTCGGAGTCAGCGTAATGATCGGCAGGACAAGTACGATCGAAATGCAGCAAGACAGGATGCCGCAGTCAACATGATCATTGATTGCAACGGTGAACAGATTCAGGTGCTTGCAAACAAGCGTCTGTGCAACCAGGCTGCAGCTGAAGCTCGAGCTGTAGTTAGAGAGATGTGCGATGCAGTTGAACGTGCTGAGAAAGCTTACATTGGGCTGCTTGTGCCGATGTGTGGTTACTGTGGCGGTATTTGCCATGAAATGAAGCCGTGTGGACGGCCGTGGAGGATTTACCATGATTAAGACATACCATGAAGCTCCTAAGAGCATCTTTCACCAGGTGCAAGAGTTGACAGATGGCGATTATGCTCTCGTACATCTGTTCGAAGAGGATCGGCAGTACTACGAGCTGTTCCAGGAGGCGTTGCGCAAGGGTCGTGACGTGATTCTGGACAACAGCGTATTCGAGCTGGGCGAAGCGTTCAAAGCAGACACGTTTGCATACTGGGTCTACGCTTTAAGTCCTACTTGGTACATCGTACCTGATGTTCTGGAAGATGCAGATGCTACAATCGATCGCTTCTTCAACTTTATCAAGCAGTATCCTGATCTGCCTGGTAAGCGAATCGGAGTTGTGCAGGGTAAGAACTACGACGACTTTGTGCGATGCTATAAAGCTATTGCACCGTACTGCGACAAGATCGGCGTTAGCTTCGATTGCTCTTGGTATGAGGCTGGCTGCAAGGGTGTTACACGTTGGTTGAGACTTGCAGCAGGTCGGTTGAGAACGTTAATCGAAATGGATGAGCAGCGCGTGATTGATCGCTCCAAGCCGCACCATCTGTTGGGCGTGGCTGTACCTCAGGATTTGAGCTGCTATTGCGCATTGCAGCAGGGTGGAGGATTCAACTGGATCGATTCTGTGGATACCAGCAATCCAGTTGTACATGGTCTTGCAGGTATCGAGTATGGTCCTTCTGGTTTGCAGGACAAGGAAACTCGAAAACTGTACACCATGATCAACGAAGATGTGTCGCCAGATCAGTGGGCGCATATCGAGCGTAACATTAAAGCGTTTAGGGGGTTCTGCAATGGAGCTGAATAAGACTTGGTATGCAATGTTCTCGCATACTGGAAAAGAGCTCGAAGCTGTTTCGAAAAGGCTTGGTCGTAAGCCAGATGCTATATATACAAACAATCTCGAGTACGACGGCGCACTGCTGTCGAAAGTCTGGTTTGGCCGACACGATGGTATTCTGAAGAATAGTGTCGATGTTCTGAGGCCGAATAGCGTGCTGACGCTGCACGGTTATAATCGTATCCTGCCTAAGTGGTATGTAGAGTACTTGAAAGAGTATAGCATCAAGTGCTACAATCTGCATCCTGCACCTATTCAACTGTACAAAGAGTTGAAGGGCAAGGATCCTCAGGAGAGACTCTTCAAGGGCATTCAGGATGGACAATATAAGTATATCGGTAATGTTATCCACGAGGTAGTTCCGGAGGTTGATTCTGGAGAAATCCTTGCTTGGGATCTGATGGGAGTTGACTGCAGTACTCCGATATGTAAGAGCGTTGAGTCTCTCGGTAAGTCTTTACACGACGCTGCTACATATCTTTGGGTAGAATTTTTGAGAGAGGTTTTGTCTAATGGATAGAATCATTCAACAGATCGCGCCTAACATGCCGGAGGACCGGCATGTTAAGGCTACTAGAGATGTTATGTCTTGGTACAAGATCGTATGGTCAACAAAGACGTTGCTTGTACCTCCGACTAACATTCTGCGTACCAATATGATGCAGCTGGAGCACTTCTCGGAAGCTGTAAAAGCTTTTGAAACTATGGACTTTACAAGTCCAAAGTACAAATGGGATGACAAGGATCTGGTACTGGATTCAGTCACTGGATTGCAGCCTCACACTCTTTGCGAAGTGTTGAAGAAGCTTCCCGATTTCGCTCGACAGTATGATGGCTGGCTTGCTTGCGATATTGAGACTCGTAGAGTTGAGTGGGAAGACAATATGCTGCTGTCTATTGGCTTTGCATACGGACCTAGTCACTGCTTGGCTATTTACGACATTCCGATTGCCGGTGCTAAGACTACAATGCAGCCTAATCCCGAAGTCTGGGAAGCATTGCAGACAGTCTTCAGTCAGCCTGATATCAAGTATGTCTGGCACAACGGCAAGTTCGACTGCGGTAGACTTAAGTACCTGTGCAACCTGGATGCTCATGTTGATGAGGATACTATGCTTCAGCATTTTGCTTGCATCAACGAGAAGCAAGGTACACATGGTCTGAAAGACCTTGGTCAACTTTACTTACAGGCTCCTGCTTGGGACGATGAGCTGGACCAGCTGAAACGCAACTGGTGTAAGCAGCGTAGAGTTCCGTTGAAGGAGTTTATGTATGACTACATTCCAACAGAGACGTTGATCCCATATATGCAACGAGATTGCATCGCAACATATCGACTTCATCAATGCTTTAATGAGTTGATGAGACCGGGCTCTGGCTTCATCTACCATCAGCTGTGCAGAGCCTCTACAGCCTATGGCGCTGTTGAACTTGCAGGTGCACGCATCGATTTGGACTATCTGGAAGAGCTGGAAGCTGAGCTGGATAAGCTGATTGTTGAGTCAAAAGCTCGTCTGGCTAAGGTTGCGGGTAAGTACTGGAATCCTCTACTGTATGGTGCTGCAACTGGAGCAAAGGTAAAGCCGGATATGGAGTTCAGTCCGAAGTCTCCTAAGCAGCTGAAATGGATGCTGGGCGAGGTCATGGGTCATCCTGTACCAGGTACTGATGCAGAGACTATGCAGATGCTGATGGAAGAGGTTGAGTCTAAAGACGATGCCGATGCTAAGGAGTTCATGGAGTCTATTTTAGCGGTACGAAAGTACAGTAAGTACCTAGACACTTATGTTGTCGGTATTCGAGACGTGCTGTGTAGAGATAGTCGAGTGCGGTGCACATTCAACCTGCATGGCACAGAGACGGGTCGACTGAGCAGTTCGAATCCGAATATGCAGAACATTCCTCGCAACAAAATGATCAAGAACCTGATCGTAGCATCACCTGGAACATGCTTGCTTCAACTCGACTATAGCCAGTGCGAGCTTCGCGTGCTTGCGATGCTGAGTAAGGACCCGGCTTTGATTCAGATTTACCAGAGTGGTCAAGACCTGCACGATGCAGTCTGCGATATGATGTTTGGTGAAGGCTCGCACAAAGACAAGGAGCTGCGCAACCTAGCTAAGACAATCAATTTTGGGATCGCATATGGTCGTGGTGCTGGATCCATTGCAACTAAGTTTAAGAAGAGCATGCGCGAAGCTCAGAGCATCATTGACAAGTGGTTTGCTCCTATGCCTAAGGTAAAAGAGTACATTATGAATCGACGCAAGATGGCCACGAGAGGTGAGCCTTGTGTTACGATCTTTGGACGTGAGAGACATTTCGTGTTGACAGATTCTGAGCTCAACCATATTCAAAATGAATATATTAACACACCAATTCAAGGTACAGCTTCCGACTTTGCAATGTTCTCGTTGATGAACATCTACGATTACTTGCAGCAGAATTGGAAGGGTCGAGCTCGAATTGTTGCGACGGTTCATGACTCAATTATTATCGAGGTTGAGGATAAGCCAGAGGCGCTGAAGACAATCGGCAACAAGTGCGTTGAGTTGATGGCAACTACGCCGCTGCAGTACGTACCTGATTGTCCTGTACCATTTGTAGCTGATGCGGAAATTGGTTATAAGTGGGGCGAGATGTATAAGCTGGACATGGAGACTGGCTTACCGAAGCCGAAGGAGTGATGCTATGGGAGTGCTTGTCTGGATTATTTGGATCTGGGTGCTACATAAGACTTTTGGAGGTAAAATGTGAAGATATTACCGTACACAAATGACAAGTACATTAAAGTACTTGATCCGCCAGATCCAAGTATGCTGCTTGGCTGGAGACAGCGTAAGGGCGAACCTTGGGTCATTGCGGAGAACAACCTTGTCAACCGGATCGTTTTAGGTATCTTCAACGATAGAGAGCTGCGTCGTACGCCAGACAATCTTCAACAGCGAATGGACCAGCTTAATGCAGACCAGTTGAAACCCTATCAGGTTGATGATGTGATGAGTATGCTCGCTTTACCCCATTGTCTCAATGCGAATCCCATGGGTTTAGGCAAGACAATAGAAGCAATCAAGCTTCTTCAACAAAGCGGAGCTCCCACGGCTCTCATTGTGACACCCAAGATTATAAGATATCAATGGCAAGACCAATTGAAGCGCTGGGCGAACATTGATGCCCATGTGTACGAAAACGGCTGCAAAGTGACTCCAGGATTCTGGATTGTTAACTATGACAAGCTGCGCAACGAAGCTACGTTGTTGAAGTTCAGAGCATTTCAGTGGAGCTATCTAATTGTTGACGAGGCGCATAAGATAAAGAGTCGCTCCTCTCAACAGACTAAAGCAGTCAAGTCCATCCCAGCTCGACATAGAGTTGCGTTGACAGGTACGCCCATCTTACGCTATGTTGACGATTTGTGGAGCATTCTCAACTTTCTTGATCCGGGTTATGCTTGCAACAGCTACTATGCCTTTGTTGAGTACTTCTGCAAGATTCAACGTACACCGTGGGGAGATCGAATTGTGGGCTTGACTGATGATGCTCGGCATACAGCGATACTGAATCAGTTGCTGGACCTTATATGCATTCGCAATAGTGCAATTGAGGTTGCGCACGGTAAGACTCGCGAGGTTATCAAGCTGCCGATGAGTAAAAAGCAGCGAGAGCTCTATCGAAAAGAGAAACAGCTACTGCTGGATGAGCTGCCAGAGCAGCTGACTATACCGAATGGTGCTGTGCTTACACTTCGGTTGATGCAGACGACATCCTGGCCTGGCTTGTACTTAGGTGCTGACGAGCCTGGTCCGAAGTTTGAGTGGATCTTAGAGACCTGTCTCAACAATCCAAAAGAGAAGTTCGTAGTGTTCTCTGTGTTCGAAAAGACGATATCTGCATTGGTTGAGTACCTTACAGCTAATAAGGTTGAGGCGGTTAAGATCACTGGTCAACAATCTGCAGAGCAGAATGAGTTGAGTAAGCGCTGTTTTGTTGAACGGGGCGCTCAGGTGCTTGCAGGTACGATTGGTGCTATGGGTCAGGGCTACGATGGCTTGCAGCAGGTTTGTAGATTGATGATCTTTATCGACCGAGACTGGTCACCTGAGATTCTCAACCAGGCTGAAGATAGGTTGAGACGAATGGGTCAGGACAATCCAGTTACCATTTATTATCTAGAATGCACTGGCTCGTTCGATCAACATGTCGGTAGAATCAACCGTAACAAAGCAGAGGACATAAGGGAGGCTTTAGCTGATGATAGTAAAGAAATGTGATCGCTGTAAAAAGGAATTCGATTTAGGATATAAAATTGAGGTACACGCAAGCGTGCCAAGTCCTTGTGCAAATGCATATCCTTTTATTTTATACGAGCACGAGTACGATATATGCTCAGACTGCATAAGTGAAGTCGCGAAGTTTTTACACCCTGAGGAGGTATGTGATGAGTAATCATTTAGATATACTAGCTTTTGACCCTGGAGAGAGCACTGGTTGGTGCGTTCGGAGCTGGATTGTACATGGTAGTCAGCCTGGAGCGTATGAGTACTTCGGCGGCACGTTGCCGAAGGATCATCAACGAGTAGCTAGTTTAATCTGCCAGTGGTCTCCGCAGATTGTAGTACTTGAGCGTTTCAACCTGTATCCACAGATGGCAAAGTCGTTGGCGTGGAACAGCTTTTATCCATGTGAGGTAATCGGCGTGATCAGGTACATGTGTGCTGAAATGGGCATTCGGATAGTTGAGCAGGCACCGAGTGTGAAAAAGTACTTCGGTGGTTTCCAAGCTGACTGGGAGCAGGTAAAAGAGACGCCCGATTTTAGGTTGACTGAGCATGTTAAAGATGCTTATCAACACTTAAAATATTTTGAGCGTAATGGGTTGAAGAAATTTAGAGCATAAAGAAAGACCTGGGCTATTGCCCAGGTCCCTCTATTTAGTTAGTCGAGAAAGTACTTTTCAACTTTGAAAGGTTTTGCATCAGGGTCGTTGATGAAGTCACACGCCAGGCTGAAGAAGAAGTTCTCATCGTCCTGCATGCCAACCATGCTTGCAGTGTTCATGTTGTCATTGTAGACCATGTTCATTACAAGATACCAGTTGACGCAGTTTTCGGTGATGCCTTTAGATTTCAGTAGGTTGCGTACTTGCTCAAGAGACCAGCGCTGGCCATATGGAGACATGCTACGCACAATGCGCTCAGCCTGCTCCTTGGGAATTCGATACGCAAGCTTTTCAAGCTCGCAGATCAAAGCATCGTAGTACTCAGGATAGCGCTTGCACAGTTGAGCCATTATCTCATCCGTTGCGGCCCACGCTTCCTCTGCAAAACCTTTGTCCATTGCTTTGGACACAAGCTCACGATACTTTCCCATGATCAGCTCTCCCGCGTGACTACGATGTTAGCATCCTGGATGTTGATTGTGTCAGCACCAATGTTGCGAACACTGATCATGGAAGTCGAGCAGCATTGGTAAACACGAACCAGTACATCGGTGGAGATGTTGCCCGGGACAGCAACTGCAGCAGGTGTGTACAGCATGGTGCTACCAGCAACTGGCTCGCCATCCTGCACAACTGCTACGCTAGTCTGCGCAACAGTACCGCCGGTCGGAATGCTGACATTGCCGTTGAAAGAGACTCTGTACACGCCAGGACTCAACAGAATAACTCTGCTGGAGCCTGCTTCGTGTCGAGTTGCGCAACCTGTTCTGATACGCGTGTTAGCAAACAGTACAGAGCCGTTCGCAGCTACGGACTGAACAGGAACATTCACAGCATCAATCATTGATCACGCCTCCTTATGCGCAGTTGCAACCGGTGTTGCAGCCGCAGCCAAAGCCGTTAACAGCGGTGTACGGGCTGCAGGTGATGTATGCAGGCTGCGGGAAGGGCCGCAGAGCACTGATCAGAGTTGCGTTCTGAGCCTGTTGCGACAGCTGGAAGTTAGCAGTCTGCAGTTCCTGATCCTTCGCAGTAATCCTTAAAGTATCCTTAAAATTTTATCTTTGATAGATCGTATTCGACCTTCAATTGTGCTGAGACTGTAGTACTTATCATGGCGAACGCTCATCTCTTGCGAGATTTTAATGACGCTGAAGCCTCGAGACCTCATTCGAAAGATCTCAATTTCCTCGTCTGTAAATCCTGCCTCCCGCTCGTAGAATTCTCGCTCTCGTGTACTGAATTGCAAGTTACACTTAGCGCCTTTTTCTGATAGCCGTTCCTTTAGATCTTCCATTCTTTTTAGTCCTCGATCTGGTTCGAGTCTGCGTGATTCGTGCCATAACTCTTAATTACCTCCTCAATCTCATCGGCTGTGAGATCAGTCGCAACAACGTTGCCTTGGCTATCTACAAGTGTATAAACACCTGTAGCATTGGTTGTGGTAGTACTACCGAAGTCGTACTGGTTCAGGTATAGCAGAAATCCTGCAACTACTACGAGCACAGCAGCAACTACACCGCAAAGGACTTTTATCAAACCTCGAATGACTGCGTCCTTCCGAATGTTCTCTGCTTTCAGCTCAGAGAGCAAGCCAGTTACGATGAAGTCTTGATCCATCTCACATACCTCTGGTTCGAGGAGCTACTGTAATGAGTTTAGTCTGCAGATCGTTGCGCTGCTGGATGCGTTGATCAGAAGGCAGGTCATTCCACTGCTGACCAATTTCTCTGAAGTTGATGCTAGCAGGGAAGCCTTTGTAATGATCACGCATGACAGCAAGGTTGACCATGAAGTGCGTCAGAGCCACAGCAGGCGTGCAGCCTTGTTTGATAGCGTAGTTACGGATAACCTGCTCGTAACTCATAAGGTTGGGAATCATCATTAAGCTCCTTTCTCCTGTTTGCTGTGAGGTAACTTATTTACCTCCAACATCAAATTGTCCAGATAGCCATTACCACCGAGTGCTGTGTGATACACTTCGTGCATTTTGATCAGGTCTTCGTACTCATCGCGAGTAACGTAGCCGCGTTCAACAAAATGGTTGCCGAGGTACTTGATCCGGTCATAGAGCAAAATGCGAACACCAGCCTCGATGCCATTGTCCTTCTTCTGGCGTGCAGACAGCAAAGTGAACACGCCAGAGATAACAGCTGCAAGAGCGCTGCTACTAAGAGCAGCAATCAGAATAGTCATGTCACTTCTCCTTCGTCGTAAATACAGCGATGTTGCCTTGGTTGCCGATCTTGAGATTCAGTGCTGCAGCAAAATCTCGAGCGTTGATGTAGTTGGAGCCGTCCTTGAGAATTCTCTTGACAGCTACTTCCTTACCATCAACAATAACTTTAGAAGTCTCAACCACTTCGTCCACCTCCTTCAACAGTTTTTTGAAGTCTGCCCATTTCTTCTCGTCGATCAAAGGTTCAGGGCATCTCTTCTTACTAACGTCATAATGCCGTACAGCATACTTGACGTTAGGCAGCTTCTTCAACAGCATCTGATACAAGCGTGCTGCATTCTCCATGGTTTGTTGAGGAATGTAGTACTTACCAGACGCATCGGTGTGGCTGACCATTTCGATGCTGACGGAGTTGTAGTTGTTGACGAACTTGCCGCACGTGCCTCCCCAGCCATCGCCAACAGACCAGGCGACAGTATCCAGAGGTACGCATTCGTAGACAACGTTGTTTTCATCAACACAGTAGTGTGCAGATGCTGCTCTGCCTTCACTACCATTTGCGAAATACCGGGCATTGCCTTTAGCTGTTGCTGAGGTGCCTGTATTCGCAGTGTAGTGGAACACGATAGCTTCGATAGCTGTTAGAGGGCGTTTACCGCCATGCCGACTTGCTTTGATGGTATTATTGATGATTAGTTTCATTCAGCATCACCTTTCGTAGCAAGAATGTCCTGAACTTTCTGACTTTGAGTACCAAAGTAGAAAGCGATAACGACAGTGTAGACGACCATGAACTCTTGAGTGATCTGTTTCGTAATTGCCAGATAAGCAAATACGGCAGTCAGCACAATCGTAACAATGGACTTAACACTGCACAGAGTTGCGAGTCTTTTCTTCAGATAACTATTCATTGTTTGGATCTCCTTTCTTTGCAAAAACTTTTTTCACCATACCGAGTAGCAGCTCGCCTCCGAATGCAGCAGCTACAAATGTAGCTTCTGTTGACCAGTCTAAGGCTTGCAGCAGCTCGATCATAGTTTTGTTGAGAATGGCTTGAATGTAGGCACCAACAAATACGAGCAGCTTTGTGCCCACAATAATGTAGCCTGTCAACTGCAATGCTTGAATGCACTGCACGACGATGAGACGCATCATCTCATTTTTGTTCCATCGCTCTTTGTACTTAAGCATTGGCCATTTTAATGTAGGTGCTTGTATCGGCTGAGTAGCTTACTTTTGGTAAAGTAGTACCGCCGAGTACAGCGTATAGATCTGGGTACTCTGTCTGCGAGAAAGTTGAGCCGTCGCACTCATGCCAGGGTGCTTCCAGCCGTCGTACGGTTACGAGCATGTCACCAACTTTATAACGCTGTTCAGCCATCCTATCCAGAGCTTGATTGACTGTGGGGTCTGCAGGAGCGTCGCCTGCTGTCCAGATTTGCTGTACAGTCGCTATCGTCAACAGATTGTTCGCAATAAGTGGTGTTTCCTCAGCTAGAGGCTCATCCTCAAGTCTAATCCACTGGTATCGAACAAGTTGACCATTTGCATCATATACGCCATATCGAACAGCACCGTTTGCTAGATTATTAGTACCTGCTCTATCGTGCATGATCTATTCCTCCACGGCCTTGATGTAGGCATGACTGCGGCTGTCTGGAGTAATCGTCGGGATTTTTTTAGCATCGTAAGTAAAATCTCTATAAATGTTTTGTGTGGTCGGACCACTAGACTTTAGAGCGCCAACTACCATGCCCGAGCCGTTTCCCGCAAACATCTCGACTGTCTTGGTAACATTCGCGACCAGGAAGCCTTGAGTAATGTCATCCGTGTACAGAATTACAGGATCGCCATTGCCTGTTTCTGGTGCCGGTGTTAGCGCAGATACAAATATCATGCCGTCAGATATGTATAGCCAGCTT